GCAGGCGCTTGAGGCGTTGGAGAGCGACCACCCTGACATCCAACTGCGAGCAGCAATCGCCCTCCGCGCAGCCCTTGCCGAGCCGCAGACAACGCATTGGGAAGGTTGTGAAGCCGTGCATCCTGAGTGCAGGAAAAGTGAGCCGCCCTGCAAAACCGGGGCGTCTTGCACAAACAAGTGCCCTCGGTGCGCCGAGCCTGAGCAGGAGCCGGACGGCCTTGGGCGAGGCGTATTCGCCGCAGCGGAACCACCGGGGAGGGAGCATGAGCAAAACCGTATGGCGCAACGGCCCGCCGCCTTCGACATGAGTGAAGAACTTGTCCCGTGGTGTTACGGCGCAGCGGAGTGTCTTGCCTGTCATCACGAGTGGGTTGCGGTATGGCCGCTCGGTGCTGAGTCCCTTGGGTGCCCCGCGTGTGGCAGCACTGATACGGACAGAGAACAGGCAGACCCACACAAAGGAAAGGAGAGCAGACATGAGTGAAACACAGTTTCTGGTTATGACAGGGCTTATCTACATTTGCCCCCATTTGCCAAAGTATTTAGGGCTTACGGTTGGCTTGTTGATGCTTTGGGTGGCCGGATTAAGGATTTGGCTATGAATAAAGACACCATCATCCGACTAGCGCGGGATACGCACGGAGCAATGCTTGCATCCGGCAGGGGCATGTACCTGTGGCACGGAGACGCCCTTGCGGGTGATGTGCAGGACTTTTGTGAACGCTTCGCCGCCCTTGTTGCCGCGCATGAGCGTGAGGAATGCGCGAAGATGTGTGATGAATACGACGATGGGCGGTATGCGAACACCGCCGACCTTTGCGCCGCCGCTATCAGGAGCAGGACATGATTTCAACGCAGCAAGCCCGAATGCTGATGATGTTTGAAAAGGGCTGGGGATTTAGGTTGTTTAATGACCGTCCGGGTTCTTGGTGTACCTATTGGTCATTGGTTCGCCGCAAACTGATTTGCAAGAGAAACACCGTCACCCACGCTGGTAAGCCGGTGGCGAAGGCAGTCTTGAGCAAGATGGGCAAAAGAGAGTTAGAAAAATATAGGAGCAGGACATGACCAAAGGACTATTTGACGACGTACCCATGACCAACACCGCCCGTGACAAAGCATGGGAGAAATTCATCAAGCGCAAAGATGTCAAGGCGCTGATGAAGGGTAAGGAAGACTTCAAGTTCCCGCTCGACGGGTCATACGATCTGTGGTGTATCGCATGGGCAGCAGCGTGGGATGCAGGGTTTAGCGATGGCTACGACGCTGCGGTGGAGCAGTCCGCAGCAATCGCACTGACTGGCACAGGCGAAGCCGTCCAAACCAAAACGCTTGAGATCATCAAGGCAGAGCGTGAACGAATCGCAAACGCGATCAGGGGTGAGTAGTGAAATGCCCGCAGTGTGGCGAACGCGCCCAGACGTTAGAAACCCGAACCCGCAAAAGCGGGGCTAAGAAACGGAGGTACGAATGTATCAATGAACACAGATTCACAACGGTAGAAACAGTAGAACGTATTTATACGCACGCGCCAAAGAGCGCAAGCAAACTGGAGAAGACCCATGGAAGATTTGACCCGCACCCAATTGCGAGAGTTATGGCGGCACGCTAGTGAAGGCGACGGCGGCTACTGCCCCGTCTGCGACCGATGGGGCAAGGTGTACTCAGTCACGCTCACGGGCAGCATGGTCCGTGCACTGGGGTGGCTGTACCGCGAACACCTGATCACAGGTGAAAAGTGGATCAACCTGCCCAAGCGGATGCCCCGCCACGTGATGCGCTCATACAGCATCACAAGTTTGAAGCACTGGGGGTTCATCGAGCAGCAGCCCAAACCGAAACCACCACCCAAGCCCGAGGGCGTGGTGGTGCAGCGCAAGCGTGGTGAGAAGAAAGAGCCCGTGCCGAGGACTTCAGGCAACTGGGGCATCACGGATCACGGCAGGATATTCATCACCAACCAGATCGCCGTGCCTAAAAAGGTTTACCTGTACGACGACATCCCTCGGGGGTTCGACAGCGAGACCGCATTCGCCAAAGAACTCATGGACGAAGTGTTTGACTACGACGCCATGATGCACGACCTCTACAACCAGAACTACAAGGACGAAGATGAAACTGATAACGATTGACTTTGAGACCTACTACGACAAGGACTTCTCCCTGTCCAAGGTGACGACCGAGGAGTACGTGCGCGACCCGATGTTTGAAGTGATCGGCGTTGGCATCAAGGTAGACAACGAACCTGCTGAATGGGCGAGTGGCACACATGAAGAACTACGCAAATGGCTACAAGAATCATTCCCATGGGACGACGCCATGGTCTTGGCCCACAACACCATGTTCGACGGTGCTATTCTGGGTTGGCATTTCGGTGTTCGCCCTCGCGTTTGGCTTGACACTCTTTGCATGGGGCGTGCTCTCCACGGTGTGGAAGTGGGTGGGTCTCTCAAGGCTTTGGCAGAGCGGTACGAACTGGGCGAGAAAGGTACGGAGGTTCTGAACGCGATTGGCAAGCGGCGGTTGATGTTCACCGACGAAGAACTTTCACGGTACGGAGACTACTGCCTCAACGACGTGGAGTTGACCTACAAGTTGTTCAACCGCATGCTGCGTAAGTTCCCCCGGCAGGAGTTGCGTGTGATCGACATGACCCTGCGCATGTTCATCGAGCCGCGCCTTGTGTTGGACGACGAGTTGCTGACGCAGCATCTGGGTGACATCAAGGCAAGCAAGGAGGCGCTACTGAACAAGTGCTTTGAGAATGAGACGCCACCCGAGGATGCCGACCCGGAAGAGGACTGGCGCGTCAAGTTGCTCATGAGCAATGACAAGTTTGCGCAGGTGCTGCGCAAGTTGGGTGTCGAGCCGCCGATGAAGGTCAGCCCCGCAACGGGCAAGGACACCTACGCGTTTGCCAAGAACGACGAAGAGTTCAAGGCACTGGAGCAGCACCCCAACGTAGATGTACAGGCGCTTGTTGCTGCACGACTGGGCACCAAGTCAACCTTGGAAGAGACACGCACTGAGAGGTTTATGGGTATTGCGTCACGTGGCCCGCTGCCGGTACCCATTCGCTACTACGCCGCACACACCGGACGGTGGGGAGGCGACGACAAGATCAACATGCAGAACCTGCCAAGCCGTGGGCAGAACGCCAACAAGTTGAAGATGGCGATCAAGGCACCCGATGGCTACACCATGATCGACTCGGACTCATCGCAGATCGAGGCGCGGGTGCTTGCATGGTTGGCGCAACAAGATGATTTGGTGGAGGCATTTCGAGATGGCAAAGACGTTTACAAAATCATGGCTGCGGCTATCTACGGTAAGGATGTTCAAGAAGTTACGGACCCGGAAAGATTTGTGGGGAAGACCACTATTCTTGGCGCAGGGTACGGGATGGGTGCGGTTAAATTTCAAGCGCAACTCAAGACTTTTGGCGTTGAGGTTGAGGTGGAGGAAGCGCGTCGCATCATCGACATCTATCGCCGCACGAACGACGCAATCGTGAGGCTGTGGCGGCAGGCGCAGAACGCACTTGTGTGTATGTCACGGGGTGAATACTCACCGCTTGGCAAGCCCGGCGTGCTTGAGGTGTACCCCGCCGAATCGGCTATCAAGTTGCCGTCTGGGTTGCTGATGCGCTACGACGACCTGCGGTTCACCGAGGGAGAGAAGGGCGTGGAGTTCCACTACCAGACCCGCAAGGGGCGCACGCGCATCTACGGTGGCAAGGTCATCGAGAACGTGTGCCAAGCCATCGCCCGCTGCATCATTGCCGAGCAGATGCTGCGCATCCAAAAGCGTTATCCTGTGGTCATGACGGTGCACGACGCGGTGGCCTGTCTTGTGCCTGACGCTGAGGTGCAGGAGGGGATCGCGTTCGTGGAAGAGTGCATGCGTTGGACTCCCGAGTGGGCAAAGGGTTTGCCCGTCAATTGCAAAGCAGGCGCGGGGAAAAGTTATGGGGACTGCTAGAGCATCTTCATATGGGAAGGTCTTCAAGGGGCACTCCGTTCCGTACGGGGCGCTTGCTAACGTGGACCCGGAAGTGCGCAGTGTGTTCTATTACTACGGGTACAAGAATGACGACGACATTCCCGAGTTACCGCACGTGCCTGTAGAGGTGTCGGAGGTGCCGCTGCCAGAAGATGTTGTGGCGTTGCGTGAGATGGCGCAAGTGGTGAAGACGATGCTCGACGATCTGACCCCCAAGGAGGCCCGCGTGTTGCGCATGCGGTTTGGCATAGAAACTCACACCGACATGACGTTGGAAGAAGTGGGTAACGCGCTTGGCGTAACACGTGAGCGCGTTCGCCAAATCGAAGCCAAAGCGATGCGCAAGATGAAGCACCCGAACAGGAGCGATGCACTGCGTCAATTCCTTCAGCCCGGTGACATTCAGACCACTGTCGATAAAGAACGGGAGCGACAGAAGCGACACAAGTGGATACGGGAAGAGGCTACGAAGTTTATGGAAGTGCAGGCGGCGCGGGTCGCTAAACTTAAAACCGTGGCCCGCATACCTGAAGACAGGTCTTGGATAGACCACCTAAAGCGGACGAACCCCGAACTGTACGAATCCCTGCAAACACACGTATCTAGTTATGTACAAAGACTCTTCAATAATTGATTACGCCTACCCGTGCATGATGGCTGAGAAGGCGCTGAAGGATTTGCACGACGCCATGCTGCTAAGAAAGTACGACGACGCGCTTGAGCATGGCATGAAAGCATTGGTTGAGGTACGTCTGACGTTAGCGGCGATACGCCATGAGAAAGAACAACAGGAGCAATAATGGGACCGTGGTCGTACAGCAGCATCAAACTCTTTGAACAATGCCCGAAGAAGTTCTACCACCTGCGGGTCGCCAAGGACTTCAAGGAAGATCAGAACGCCGAGCACCTGCTGTATGGCACGCGCTTTCACAAGGCTGCGGAAGAATACATCCGCGACGGCACCCCGTTGCCTGAGCACTTCTCATTCGTGAAGAGTGCACTCGACAGCCTCAAGAAGATTCCCGGCGACAAGTACTGCGAGTTTGAGATGGGGCTGACGGAGAACCTGACGCCGTGCGGGTTCCGCGACCCGGACGTATGGTTTCGGGGCATCGCCGACCTGCTAATCATTGACACCGAAAAAGCCGAGGCCCGTGTGGTGGACTACAAGACGGGCAAGAGTGCCAAGTACGCAGACACCGGACAGTTAGAACTTATGGCGCTGGCCGTGTTCAAGCACTTCCCTGACGTGAAACGTGTTAAGGCAGGGCTGCTGTTCGTGATCGCCAACGCGTTTCCGAAAGCCAACTACGACGTTGAGCAATCCCCGCTGATGTGGCAACGATGGCTGCGGGATCATGACCGGATGAAGGTCGCCTACCGGACCAACGTCTGGAACCCCAAACCCAGTGGACTGTGCCGCAAACACTGTGTAGTATTGAGTTGCCCGCATAACGGAAGGGCCTAGCCATGCCTTACGTAAACAAGCCAAGACCATACAAGAAAGAGTACCAGCAGCAGAAAGCCCGTGGTGAACTGCCCGACCGCATGGAGCGACAGCGGGCACGGCGTGCTCTGGACAAGAAGGGTGTGGATCGCACAGGTAAAGATGTATCGCACCGTGTGGCGCTGTCCAAGGGCGGCAGCAACGCAGACGGCTATTACCTTGAGTCTCCGTCGAAGAATCGTTCGCGGAACACTCACACCAAAAAGAAGTGAAACCCCGCTTGACGCCGATGGCGTAGAGCGGTAAATTGAGCGTTCGATACCTGCATGGGACGGCGTGGACATCCACTCCGTCCCAACTGCGTTCGTCCGTGGAGAGACTGTTGGACATCATAGATAACAAAGCACTGCTGCTGACGCTGCGCAACCCGCAACGCGTCACCACAGTAATACCGAAGAGCAAAGAACTTGACAGCAACCGCGTGCTTGTCAAATGGGGGCTGGACGAGGCTCAGGTTCTGAAGAACCTGAAGATAAAGAATGTGCCGTCGCCCATCCTCGGGCACTACAACTGGCCCGGGAAGTACAAGCCGTTCGACCATCAGAAGGACACCGCTGCGTTTCTGACCCTGCACCGCAGGGCGTTCTGCTTCAACGAGCAAGGCACGGGCAAGACCGGCTCGGTGATCTGGGCCGCAGACTATCTTCTTAAACAGCAGCGCATCAAGCGCGTGCTGGTGATCTGCCCGTTGTCGATCATGGACAGCGCATGGCGTGCGGACCTGTTCAAGTTCGCCATCCACCGCAGTGTTGACATCGCATACGGCAACGCGGAGAAGCGCAAGGCCATCGTGAGCGGCGACTCCGAGTTCGTGATCATCAACTACGACGGCGTGGAGATCGTTGCCGACGAGATCGCCAACGGTGGGTTTGACCTGATCGTTGTCGATGAAGCCAACGCATACAAGAACGCGCAGACCAAACGGTGGAAGGTGCTGCACTCCCTGCTCAAGCCGGACACATGGCTGTGGATGCTGACCGGAACCCCCGCTGCGCAGTCGCCGCTTGACGCCTACGGCATCGCCAAACTTGTGAACCCGGACGGCGTGCCCCGCTACTTCACATCGTTCAAGGACATGGTGATGACCAAGGTCTCCAACTTCCGTTGGATTCCCAAGCACACCGCCATGCAGACGGTCTACCAATCCCTGCAACCCGCCATCCGATACACCAAGGACGAGTGCCTAGACCTGCCAGAGATGACCTACGTGCGGCGCACGGTGGAGTTGACCAAGCAGCAGGAGAAGTACTACGGGCTGCTCAAGACCAAGATGGTGATGCAGGCGGGCGGCGAAGAGATCACGTCAGTCAACGCTGCCGTCAACATGAACAAGTTGCTGCAAATCGCATGCGGCGCGGTCTACTCCGACACGGGCGAGGTGCTTGAGTTCGACATCAGCAAACGGTACGCCGTGCTGCGTGAGGTCATTGACGAGGCAAGCCAGAAGGTGTTGGTCTTTGTGCCGTTCAAGCACGTCATCGGGATTCTGTCTGAGCGGCTCAACGCCGAGGGCATAGCCACCGAGGTGATCAGCGGCGACGTATCCGCAGCCAAGCGCACCGACATCTTCAAGCGGTTCCAAGAGACCCCGGACCCCCGGGTGCTAGTCATCCAACCACAGGCGGCGGCTCATGGCGTGACCCTGACAGCGGCGAATACGGTCGTGTGGTGGGGGCCGACAAGTAGCCTTGAGACCTACGCCCAAGCCAACGCCCGGGTGCACCGCAGCGGGCAACACCACCCTTCAACAGTGGTTCAGTTGGCTGGCTCCGGTGTAGAAAGACACATTTACAACTTATTAGATAATAAAATTGATGTCCACACAAAAATCGTTGACCTTTACAAAGACCTACTTGCATAACGCAATGGACATCACTATACTGTAGGTCTCAACAACTGGAGAATGAGATGACCGACGAACCTGATACAGCCGAGAAGGTCCCCGTAGAGAAGTTGGTGCGGGTGTACCTGAAGATGAACGCCGCCATGACCCAGATGCGGCACGACTACGAAGCGCAAGAGAAGGCGCTCAAAGACAAGATGGCAGCGGTCAAAGCCGCGCTACTTGACCACTGCAAGGAACACAACGTCGATAGCGTACGCACTGGCGAAGGGCTGTTTTACCGCAGTGTCAAGACCAACTACTGGACGAGCGACTGGGAATCCATGCGCAAGTTCATTGTTGAACACAAGGTTCCTGAGTTGCTGCATGAGCGGATTCACCAGTCCAACATGAAGCAGTTCTTGGAAGAGCACCCCGAAGTGCTGCCACCGGGGCTAAACGTGGACAGCGAATACACCATCACCGTAAGGAGAAAGTAATGACGCAGCCGGAGCACAAGCCCGAGCCGCTAGTTCCAATCGAAGACGTGGCGAAGCACTTTACAGTGTCGATTTCCACCGTCAGAGCATGGCTGCGGCAAGGGCACATCCCCAAAGATACGTACGTGAAACTGGGTAACACCTACAGATTCCAACTATCCAAGGTGGTAGACGCCCTGACCAGACAGACAAAACCAGAGGCTGCACCCGTAGCCGACCCTGCCCAACTTGAACTTGTTTTTGACCCCGATAAAGACCTTTAATGGAGAGACCCATGACCGCATTGACCCTTTTTGGTAAGCCAAGCAAAGCCCTCGCCGTCCTCGGTGGAGTAGAAGATAACCTGACAAGCACCATCGCAGGTGGTGGCACAGGCGGCAACCGTCGCATCAGCATCAAAGGCGGTGTGTTCCGCGAGATCGTTGGTGGCAAGGAAGTCCGTGTGTCTGAAGAGCGTGCACTGAACGTCGTGCTCATCAACGCCGCGCCCGTGTCGCGCATGTACTTTGCCGGGACCTACACCGAAGGCGAAGCAACCAAGCCGACCTGCTGGTCGTCGGATACGCAGCGTCCTGACTCTGCCGTGCCGCAGGATCAGCGTCAGTCCCAGTTCTGCAAAGACTGCCCGCAGCATATCAAAGGATCAGGTCAGGGCGAGACCCGCGCCTGCCGTTTCCAACAGCGCATCGCTGTGATGATTGAGGGTGAGTTGGAGAAGCGTGAGGTGTATCAAGTCACCCTGCCCGCCACATCCGTGTTCGGCGACGCAGACGGCAAAAAGATGCCCCTGCAAGCCTACGGTCGCCATCTCAAGGCGTACAACACCCCGGCGATCAGCATCGTCACCGAGATGCGCTTTGACACGGCAAGCCCGACGCCCAAGATCGTGTTCAAGCCTGTGCGTGAACTGGAAGAGCACGAGTTGCAGATTGCCGTGGAAATGCAGAAGGACGAAGCCACGATCCGTGCCATCACCCTGAACGTGTCTCAGGTTGACGGTGTGATTCCTGCGCCGAAACTGGAAGCACCCAAGGCGACCCCGGCACCCGCCCCGGCACCGAAAGCCAAGGTTGAGGAGGTGGTGGAAGAGCCGAAGAAGGTGGTCAAGAAGACCGCTGCCACAGTCTCGGAAGAGAAAACCGACCTGTCGTCGGTGGTTGACGAGTGGGACGACTAAACAAGTCAGGCGGGGGGTATATAACTACCCCCCTTTCCCCACCTTCTTCCCATCGGCAGTCATGGACGCAAAACAATTTCTGGAGACCATACTTGGCGACGAGGGGCACTATTGTGTGTGGGCTGCGCGGCGATCTGACAAAAGTCAGGAGCAAGAGTTCTATGCCGACATCGATACCCTGCTTGCTGCTGCCAAGCAATTGGATGAGGATGGATACGACGCATACTTTGCGCTCGGCACGTTCACCGTTGCCGGGTCACGCAAGGCCGCGAACGTCCATCAAATGCGTGCGTTCTTTCTTGATTTGGACTGTGGACCGAAAAAAGATTACGCAGATCAAACACAGGCATTAGCCGCACTGCGTGGGTTCTGTAAACAACTCAAGTTGCCCAGACCCACCCTAGTCAACAGCGGGCGAGGCATTCATGTCTACTGGCCCCTGACTGAACCTGTTCCACGTGAAACGTGGTTACCTGTTGCTGAGAACCTGAAGAGGCTGCTCAGGACAAATAGCATGCGGTTCGATCCGGTCGTGATCACGAACACCGCACAGGTGCTGCGCCCCATCGGGACGCACAACCATAAAGACGCACCGCCGAAACCTGTGGAGTTGGTCGGTCCCCCGGCTATCCCCGTGCCGTTTGAGGAGTTCAAGGCGCTACTGGCGGAGGAAGACAACATCCTCGCCGCACCTAAGAAGTACGTACCACGTGAGCAAGACGCGCTGATGCAGGCGCTGTCCGGTAGTTTCACGAGCCGCTTCCGCACGATCCTGATGAAGACCGCCGAAGGTAAAGGCTGTGCACAACTTCAGGAGGTCGTTGCCAACCAAGCAAATGTTTCTGAGCCTTTGTGGCGTGCAGGGCTGTCGATTGCCAAGTTCTGCATCGACGGGGATCGGGCGATCCACAAGATTTCCGACAAGCACCCCGAGTACTCGACCGACGAGACCGAGAAGAAAGCCGCCCTGATCAAGGGTCCGTACCTGTGCGCCAAGTTCGATGAATACCGCTCTGGTGTGTGCCCCAACTGCATGCACTGGGGCAAGATCAAATCACCGATCACACTGGGCCGCGAGGTGTTAGAAGCGGACGAGAGCGACAACATCGTGGTGCAGAAGTCAGTCAATGTGCCGCATGCCCCCGCCATGCAGTACGTAATACCAAAGTACCCGACCCCATATTTCCGGGGCAAGAACGGCGGCATATTCCTGCACAAGAAAGCCACCGACGAGGACGACGAACCCAAAGACAAGTTGATCTATCACAACGATCTATACGTGGTGCGCCGTCTGAAGGACCCGGACATGGGCGAGGCGATTGTCATGAGATTGCATCTGCCGAAGGACGGCGTGCGGGAGTTCACGATCCCGCTCACCTCGGTGGGGGCCAAAGATGACTTCCGCAAGAACCTCGCCATGCAAGGCGTGACCGTATTGAACGTAACTGAACTGATGGACTACACCATGAGATGGGTAAGCGAACTGCAATTTAAGGTCGAGGCGAGTGAAGCGCAGCGGCAATTCGGGTGGACTGACGACAAGGGCACATCTTTTGTCGTGGGCAACATGGAGGTCTTCAAGGACCGCATCGAGATCAACTCGCCGTCAGCAGCAACCGCTCAGTACTTTCCCTACTTCGTGCCCAAGGGTACGTTGGAAGGATGGAAAGAGACGATGGAGTTCTTCAACCGCCCGGGGATGGAACTGCACCAATTCATGTTTGGCATGACGTTTGGCTCTCCGCTGATGCAGTTTCAGCCGATCAACGCGGCGGCGTTCCACATCTACAGCAAGCATTCAGGGTTGGGTAAAACCACATCCATGATGGCGGGTGCATCAGTTTGGGGCGACCCCGATTTGTTGGTGCTCAAGGAAAACGATACGCACAACTCTCGCATGAACCGTGCCGAGGTCTACAAGAATCTTGTCGTGTACATGGACGAGATGACCAACACCAAGGCCATGGAACTGTCGGACTGGGCGTATCAACTTCCTAACGGGCAGCAGCGCAACCGCATGTCCGGCAAGAGCAACGTCGAGCGCACTCGCGGCAAACCTTGGAAGGCACTCTTTGGCTCAACCGGCAACGCCAGTCTGATTGAGCGCATCAGTACATATAAGCGCATGCCCGAGGCAGAGGCGCAGCGGATTCTTGAACACAACGTCACCCGTGTCGCGTTCAAAAGCAAAGAGGAAACCGATGCGTTCAGCGACGCACTCAAGCAGCACTACGGTCACGCAGGGGTGGTCTACATCCAGTACCTGCTCAACAATCTGGACGCTGCCAAAGAGTTGGCAAACGTCAACCAGAAGAAGATCGACGGCGCCGCCGAACTCACCGCAGAAAACAGGTTCTGGTCTGTCCTAGTCTCCCGCACGATGACGGGCCTGATGCTTGCCAAGCGTGCAGGGCTGATCAACTGGGAGATTGCACCGATTGCCCAGTGGGCGATCAAGATGCTCAAGGAAGCGAAGGTCGCATCCAAGGAGATGGCAAGCGAGTCGAACTTCCTGCTCACCGACTATCTGGCTGAGAACTACAACAACATCCTGCGCATCAAGAGCACCGACGACGCCCGTAAACAAAACACCGGACTGGATCATCTGGTGCACCCGGAAGCGGTGCCCCGTGCGAACTTCGTGGCCCGCTATGAGTACGACGTGAAAAAGTTGTACCTGCTGCCCAAGCCGCTGAAGGAGTGGTGCGTCAAGCAGCAGATCAACTACGCGGGGCTCATCGACACGCTCAAGGCAGCGCCGACTAGCCTGCGCAAAGAGAAGATGCGCCTGAGCCGTGGCACCCACATGAACCTGCCCCCTGCTGATGTGCTAACTATCGATTGCTCCAGTTTCTTAACAGATGAAGCCGAACAGTCTATGGCGACAACCGCCGCGCTTTTGGAAAAACAGGCTTAGGAAAGGCGAACTCGCCCCTGACGGGGTGAGGGTTCGGGTGCCTTGGGATCAAATAACTACGGGTGGCTCATTTTTTGTGCCGTGTATAAACGCCGTAGAACTTGTTCGTCAGGTGATTGAGGCTACGGATGAGCGC